AAAAAGACACGCCTCTATAGTTAAGGCTATGGCTTCAACTGTTAAATCCGCAAGGAAAAGAAATGCATAGTGGTGCTAACAAAAGTATTAAGTATTTTATAATTGGCATATTTTTATTGGTTGGATTAACTTATTCTGTCGCAACCATTTTTAATATAAGTGGCACTTATTATTATGATATAGTGGTTATTCTTACCATATTTTCTTTAGCTACACTAAACTCTATATTAATTTTAGGTTTAAGGATTGAATCTGTTTACAAATATCTTTCTATAGCTAGTTTGTTGTTTATATTCTGGAATACTATTTTTTATTTTGTGTTTTATTATTTTGATGAAGTAAATGTTTTGTTCTATATTTTACAAATTACCTCTTTATTTATATTTTTAACTTATGGCATATGGAAAGCTCGTGTTTATGATGCCAAAGGGAAGTGTAATAAGAAACACTCTAAGTGATTTTATTACTAGCTTTTTTCCTTTTGGTATATTTAGTTCAATAGGGGTTGAATATGATGGATATATATACACAGGTAATAGGAAAAGGAGGATAAGAAGGTATGCCATTGTTTATTCTAAAAGACTATATCTTAGCCAGAACTCAATACGCCTTATTAAAAGCAAAGGAGAGTATGATTGCATTAATAAGAACTGTGCTTACAGGATTAAACCAATTCTAATAGAGAATGGCTTTGGCTGGAAGTGGTATTATAGAATGCCTAATTTATTATATAAGGCTATAAAAGATAAGAAAGAAAAGGAAAGTTATTGGTTTATTTATTAAAAAAATATCTCTTTATCTTTTCCCCATATATCTTCATTAAATATTTTTCCAACAAAACAATTTTTTGATAGAGAATACCCAAAGGCGTGTATTGTGGTGGGGTTTTCTGCTACAAAGATTAGGGCTGTTTCAAAGGAAGTGGCGTTAAATTCCCCCCTTAGTCTTTTTTTCATCTGGAAGGCTACTTGTCTCAATTCAAGACACATTAAAAACTACTACTGGTTGTATAATAAAATTATAATTTATATTAATTGTCAAGGAATATTTTTTGAGCTACCTGCTCTGGTGTTCAGCCAGAATTAAATTACTAAATATAGTGAGTATGTCAAGAAGGATTTTTAAAAAAAACAAGGGGCGACTAATCTCAGGTAAAACCTTCAAAAGCGTCTAGACGCACATTCATCAACCCCTTTTTAGCAACTGAGGAGGTTAGTCCAAATATAATATATATACTCTAATCCAATTAGCAATTATTTTTCTTCCAAAAGTATTCTTTATAAATATAGTTAAGCTGGTCTCTATCGTATTTACAGCCATTAGTGCTTTCCATACTAGCTCCATTAGGGTTTAATGCTATCCCACCATAGCACCTTCTTACCTCTATCTCATTTAAATCATAGAAGGAGGCTTCACCACAATGGTAAATTTCTTTATCTGTGTCTATTAAATCAGGTATGTAGCAACCAGATAAAAGAAATGCAACTAAGAAAAGCAGAATAAAAGATAGCCAGATATATATTTTAGTTGGGTTAAGCATAAGATAAGGCATTGATTTCAATTATAGCAGAAATGAGATTGTGCAATTTTTGCACAAAGTCGCCTTCGTTGCATTTTACATAAAAAGCCTTAGCGTTATTTTCTAATACGCTATAAGTAGTTAAAATTTTATCTATTTGTTCTTTGTTATAATTTTCAAACCCTAAAGTTCCTCCAGCATCGGTTATAGTTATAATGCCTTTTTCTTGCTTGGCATAAACATCTATATAATCATTATGCCTATCTAAATACGGAGTAGATAATTCAAACCAGCCAGTTGATAATTTCTTAACGCTACTATTTTCCCTAAGCCATACAAAATAATCATCACGGAATAGTTCAATAAACATTTTGTGTTTTTTACTAAGCATAAAACAATTCTGCCTCCGCAATTCTTCGGTTAAGTAAACCCCTTAGCTTTCTACCACCTGCATACACCCATTTTAAAAATTCCTTTTCTAAGCCTTCAACCCCATCTCTATTAAGTTTTATTCTAAGAGTTGATGCCTGTAAAGCCCCACTGCCTAAATTAAATGTAAAGGATACAAGAGCTGAAAATTGGTTTTCATTTAACTCACGAGTAATTAATCTATTAACCCAATATTCCGCATGGCTTAAATCTTTTTTTAATAATTCTTCTGCTTGTTCTAAAGAAACATTTTCTATATGTCTAACCTCTCTTACTACATGCCCATAGCCGATAGTTATATATCCAGCTGGACATAGGTATGGCAAGGCAGAAAAGCCCTCAAAAAACTTTATAATATTTAATCCTGCTTCATTTGTTTTCATTATTAGCTACCCCCAATAAATAATCTGCGTGGCAAGCCTCATCTTGCTTACAAAAGCAAGAGAGGTTTTTACCCTTTAAATCTTTTAAATTAAAGCCAAAGCTAATTTGAATATATTTTACATATTTCCATAAAACATCTTCCCTATTTCCGTGTTTTCCAATAACAAAAGGATTGCCCCATTTACTCCCCCTGCCCACATAAACTATAGGTAAGCCATTAGGCGATACTTGTTTATGTTGACGGCTTCTAGTTATTCTAACGGGCTTTATTCCCATATTAATACCTAGCCTCGTATTTCTTTCTATTATACCCACCCTTAAAGCCCATTCTAGTTGCCTTTATTCCAACCATAACATGGGAAACTCCAAAGTGTTTAGCAATTTCGTGGACATCCCCTGAAACATTCTCTACAAACCATTTAAAATCAGCATCTGGCATTAATAGATTAAAAGCAAAATCATTTGCCTCCCTATCCATTCTTTTTTCTTCTTCAGTTTTTGGTTTTATTTCCATACTATCTACTCCCATTAAATTGGTGTAAAAAGTTATTGCAAAATAAGCTATGCACCCAATACATAGTCTGTGTTATTTCATCATTATAACCAGCTAAATTAACTAATTGTCTTAAAGTGGTCCCAATAATTAATGCATAAAATATGTTTTTCATTTATCTACTCCCATTAAGTTTAGCCATTCCTCTTTGCCCAAAATAAAAAGTAATTATATACCCAAGTATAGCCCCATCTTCTTCACTCCAAAGCTCACCATCATTACCATTAAAAATTATAGCTAGCTTAATTCCAGCATAAAGAGCAAACATCAAATAGCTAATAACAGGGCGGACACTGGCAGAAAGATTTATAAAAAACTTACTAGCCTTTTCATCTCTTTTTGTTTCTTGAATAACTCTATTGTTAAAAGCCTCTGCATCTATAGCTTCTTGTTTGGCAATAAATCCTTTTTCTTCCCTTTCCGTTTGCATCTTTAAAACAGCAAGTTCGTGCTTTTTGTCTGATTTATCCCTAAACGCTTTAAAGACATCTGGTAAGATTGATTGGAAAAGACCAAATAGTGAACCAAGCAATGTTAGCATAATTTACCCCCTTGTTTTTTGTTCTTCGTGGAATTTTAAAGCATCTTCTTTATCTAAAAATAACACCGTTTCATAACACCCCTCGCATAATTTTAATTGAGATGCATAAGCCCTATTAACATATTTTAACAAGTAAACCTCACTTACTCCATCGTTAAGAGCTTTCTGTAAATCCTGATAATCCCACTTAACATTGCTAGTTGTGCCATAATTTGGATTGTGAACGGCAAACAAGCCAGCCTCCCTAGACACTTTATTTAAATCTAAATAACTTTTATAATCTTCTTTAGCCATAATTTACTCCTTTGTTTTTGTTTTAGTTTTATTCTTCATCCGAGCCAAGAAGTGAACCTAAGATGCCAATATTAAAAGCTGTATTGGCAACTTGACCAAATGAATCTTGTATCATTCTACTAGCCTCTGCTTCGTTAGGTGCAGAAACCTGCCCTAAGATTTTACCAGTGGCGTCTTTTATAATATAAAGTTTTAAAGTATCTTCTATAGACATAGTAGTTAGCACCTCCGTGCATTAGGGTTAAAAATAAAAGCAAAAATGACAGCAAAATAAATATTTGCCAAAACATCAGTTGGCTGAACAATCATTAAAAGCGAAGCAATCGCTATATGAATATACATCATATCGCCCCCTCTGGTTTAACAAAGTTAGGACTAAGGTTATACTTCCAACATTCTTTTAAAGACGCCTTAGTTTCTAATAATTCTTGCTTGGTTATTTCTAACTCTGATTTAGCACTGTTAATAACAACCGTTGTGCCAAGAATTAATACAATGGCGGCTAGTATAATAGTTGAAATTTTATAACCATGATGTACTTTTTCTGCGACTGTGCCTCGTATCGGCTTTCCCCAGCCAGTGCTGATATCCATTAGAGGTTCTTTTTTATCATTTGTCATTTTTAACCTCCTTTATTTTATTAAAAACTCCCAGTTTATCTAAATCGGGCTTTACCTTTTCAGCCCAAAACCACCAATCGACACGTCCATAGGGGGCGTGGATTTTTGGGAACGTTTCTTTGGTAAAATTAAGCCAATCTTCAATAGAAGCTTCCGTATAGTTAATTGCTATTTTATATTTAGTATAAACAACCTCCGTCCCTTCTTTTTCATACTCTAGATTAAATATATTTTTATTATCACCCTTACAATACCCTATTTTGGCATCTTTAAAGTTGGCTTGTTCCAAATTACAATCGTGGAAACTTACCCCATATAATATAGCTCCAGTAAAATCGGCATCAGTTAAATAACATTTTGTAAATACCGTATTTGTTAGTTTGGCGTTTTTAAAAGATGTTTTTCTAAAATCACAATATTTAAAATACCCATCACAATCCGCCCCATCAAACTTAGCATAACTAAAGACGCTATGCCTTGCGGATATTTCTTGTAGGGTTGAATTTATAAAAGAAGCTCTCTTTGCTTCTACATCATTAAATTCAATATCAAGCCTACAAAAACTTTCGGAAGTTTTAAGGTCGGGCGGGAAAACGCAATTATTAAAAACACCGCCGTCTGATACTAAGGGGTTATACCCACCAGAAACAGCCTTAGAAAAATTAAGCCCAGTATAATCTTCGTGTAATCTGTAGCCTAAAAATTCCCCATTATCACCATATCTTTTAGCTTGCTCAAAAACTGCATTACCTAAGGATATAGCCTCTTTTTTTGAAAGTTTTTTATTTGTCATTTTTAACTCCTATGTTTTCAATATAAATTACAGGTTTGTCGTTGCGTTGGATTATTCTTTTGTATTTATCTGCATTATTAAAATGCTCTAAGGTTACGGAATTATAAGGGTTATCGCTATCATTTATAATCTCAAAATGCCAATCACCCAATCTTACTATATCACCCTCCTTTACCTCATTTTCTTTACTTAGTGCTTCAATATTAAGTGCGTCAAGTATAGCTCCAATGCCCGCCTTTTCGCACGTTGAAACGTCCCAGCTTTCATGTTCACTATAAGCTAAATTAAAAATATTAAATAGTTTTTCAATCGCTATTTCTCTTGGATTATTTGTCATTTTTAACTTCATTAAGTTTATCTTCTAAATGTTTGTTTTTTAAATCCTTAAGAACTCCATCAAAACGATCCAAGTAAGATTTTAATATAAATGTAAGAAACTCTAAATCAGTTACATCATCTTTACCTACTTGAGTAAATAAAACATTTTCAAGCAAATCAAGAAAGGATATTAAGCCATGAAAGGAAAAACCCTCATTAATATCCCATATAGCTCTTGCTAGTTTATCAGCTTCGTCGTCATTAAGTTTTCTGCCAATCCACCTCTCAAGTGAAGAGGTAAAGGGAAATTCTATTTTTACTTTTTCCTTATTTGTCATTTTTAGCCTCCTTGTTTTTAATTTCTAACACAACCGTTTCAAATAACTCTGAAAAGGCTTGAGCTACTTTAATCTCTTGACTTTTTAAAATTGGCTTACCTAAAACATTTTGCATATATTTTAAAAAAGCCAACCTTAATTCTGCTCTCTGTAGATACGATTCTGTTTTTTCCGTTGGCATCTTTGGATTTTCCAACTCCCCACTTATTAAACCTTTTGGTGTTTTATCTTTTTTCATAAACCTATTTATTAATTACTATGTTGATAATAGGTGTAAAATACGACTATGTCAACAGTTATTTTAATATTTCTCACCTTTATAGTCAGGCTCGTATAAAAATGGACTAAGAGTGGGGTTTAACTTTATGTAGTTCTCCATTTTCTCCACTTTATCTAGGCTTAGTTTATATCCATACCTTTTGTTTTTTAAGTGAAATATGGAAGCATTTTCTTTATAGCCCACTATATCACTAATTTGTTTTGGCTTAAATCCTGCTTTAATTAAATCATTATAAGCCTTATCAAAGCGTTCTCTTAATGTTAATCTATTTTCCATAATTATCTGTAAAAAAGTTTTTTAAATCTTGTTCAACTTGTGTGTAATTCATTTTTGTGTATCTAAAGACAGGATAACCTAGCATTTGTGCCAAATTGTATTTTTCACAGTTTTCCGTATATCCATCCACACTAGTGTGTCCAGACATTCGCTGATAAAAAACCCCACCTATTTTTTTTATTTCTCCGTTAATGCCTTCATATTCCAATAAACAAGTCTTAGTCCCATTAGATACGCACCAATCAGCCCTAAACTGCCTTTGCATCGTAAAACGATATTCTGGTGTAAGGATTAACTTAGCCTTTTCTGCAAAACTTTTAAGGATTAGCACAAAATTATCTTTTTCTTTTGATTGAGATGATTTTGTTTTTCCTATAGAAAGCCTGCCATTTCTAAAGCTAGTGTTTTTTAATTTAATTATTCGCATATATTGTATATTATGTTGAAAGTTGCCAAAAGTCAACAGTTAAAACCTGCAATCCACTACATCAAAGAACTTTGGGTTATCTACTTGCTTTTTTATAGTAATATGCGTTGGTTTTAATAATGATAATTTTAATACTTCATCTACAGTAATGGGGAATTTATCCTGCCCCCTCTTTAATAGCCACTTATAAGCTCTCTTTTTAGCAAAACCAGATTCTGATTCAAAGGCTATATATTCATGGAAAGGGTCAGCCCTTCCTTTTGTATAATAAGCTACCCTAAGAGTGGGAGGCTTACCTTCTTTTAAATGCTTGTTATAATATATTTCCTCCACTTCATATTCTCTCCCCTCTCCCTCTAAAAAGGGTTTTTCCTCGTGCCTAATTTCCCTTTCTTGTGTTTCAAATACATAATCGCAAGAAGGGCAAGCCATTTTAGCAATAGGCACAGCTTCTTGGCAAGATGGACATTCTTTGGTTTTTTTCTTCTGTTTTTCTTTTTTGTCTTTTATTCGTAAATCAATTTTTTCGTCTAATCCACCAAATACAACAATGTTTCCTGAAAAATCCAACATCACGCAATCTTTTTTACCTTTAAATAATCTTGCCCCCCTTCCCTTCATTTGTCTCCACCACCTTAATGACATTGTGGAGCGAAAACAAACAATCATATCAATACAAGGAAAATCTGCTCCCTTAGTAAGTAAGTCTATGTTAATTAATGCTTTTTCTTCATTATCTTCATTCTCAAACCATTTATAATAATGCTCTCTTTCATCTTCTGGAGTAGAAGCTCCTATAAAAACACTAGTTATTTTATTAGCTATTGAATACCTTGCTATATTATCAGCGTGATCTTTTGATATGGCAAACACCAATATTCTTTTCCTACCAGCTCTAATGGCATAATTAATCCAAAAATCACAAGATTTTTTTACTAATTCTGGAACATTAAATATTTTTTCCAATTCTTCTTTAGCGTATTCCCCACCCCTTATAGTAACATCTGTTAAATTAGGTTGATCTAAAATTTTACTAGTAAATGGCACTACATAGCCACCCTTTAATAAAGTGGCATAATCTATTTCGTAAATTATCTCCCCCCAACCAAGTTTACCGCTATCAGTTCTAAAGGGTGTGGCAGACATTCCAATGATTCTAGCTTCTGGATAAGCATTAACCAGCTTTTGATACATAGTTAAATTTTCTGGCTTGGTATCTGGCAATTCTTTCTCATAACTCTCACACTCATCAATCAATATCCAATCCTTCTTACCTAGCTTATCTATTTTATTGTATATTGTTTGTATCCCACCAACTGTGATAGCCCTGCCATATTCTTCTTTGTTTAATCCACTACTAACTAACCCCACATTACTAACATCTTGAAATTTAGCGTGGTTCTGGATTAGCAATTTGCTTCTATCTGCTACTATTAAAACTCTACAACCAATATTATGTAAAAACTCAGCAGTTCTGGCAAGCAATATGCTTTTTCCTGATGCACATTCGGCACTGATAATTGCATTACCAGTGCCGTTTATGATAAAAGAAATGATTGCTTCTATACAATCCTTTTGATAGGGACGAAGTTCCATTCATTAAAAAGGGATAGCGTCGTCATTTACTATAGTAGGTTCTTCGAAGATGTATTTAGCTATGTTAATTCTATCAACACCTTTATCATCTTGTTTAATCACTATTTCAGCTTTTCCTTTTTTACCTATAAAAGAAATAGCTTTCATTTCTCCCTTGTCGTAGTCCTTTAATAAACCAAAAGTTTTAGCAGCCTGCCTTAGCTTCCACATCATTTTAGGAGAACTAGGAAGATAATCTCTAGCGGCATAAACTTTTTCACTATCGTGAGCAAAAACATTTATTGCCAATTGAATCATGGGCAATTTAGTTTCCTTAGATATAGTATCTTCAGTTGGAAACTCATATTGACCAAAAGTATGTTGCGATACTACTTGAATATCATAAATACCTTTAGATGGCAGGTTATTTTCTTTTTTTAGTTCTTCTTCTGTTTTTGGTATAAACTTCATAATTACTCCTTTGTTTTTGTTAGATTGTTAAGTTTAGTTTTTAGATAATTTATTAAAATAGCCATTTTATCTTCTGCCACTTCCTCAAAAGAATCAGCATTGTTTTTCTTTAGCCATTTCTCTATCTCATCTTCTGGAAGTTTCACAACATCTAGTAAGTTGTTGGCTTCCGTTATTTGCTCTGGTTTAGCTGGAACAAATAAATTACCCTTAGATTCTATAACACTTTTACCATACTTTTCAGCAAAAGTTTCATAGTTCCATTCAAATACACTAGCAGGACTAAAAGTTTCAATCCTTGACTTAATAACAACTGCCCTTCTATTTAATCCGTTGGAAGTAATTTGTAGAGATAAATCAAGTTCATAGTCTAACTTATCTGCACCATCAAATGTTTCTCCAACCTGCTCCCCTTTTTTCCACAAGGCTTTCTCGTGGGCAATAAGAATTACATTCATATCAAGTTTTTCTATCCACTTTAATAGTTGACGGAAATATTGATTAGCTGGTTTTTTAGATGCTCCAAAGTCAGATACTGTGATGTCTTTCTTTTTAGATTCAGCTTCTGCTATTTCTAAGTTTATAATCTTAGAGATACTATCTATCACTAAAGTTTTATAGTTATGCTGTTCTGTAGCCAAAGCTCTAACCTGCTCTATAATATCATTAAAACTTTGTGAGCCATCTTCTTTACCAAGATAAACTCCACCAGCCTTTAATAATTTATTTTGATATTGTGGTTGAGTTGCTCCGCCTTCAGTATCTATATAATATACAGAAGGGAAATCTAACGCAACCCAAGTTTTACCAATACCAGCTTTGCCAAATACTAAAATCTTTGGTTTAGTTGGTTTAACCTCTAAAGGTTTTTTTGCCTTTAATTTACTTATTGTCATATTTTCCTCATTTTTGTTATTGACAATGTTTATTTTAGGAGTAATAAAAGACATTGTCAACAATAATAATTTAAAATATGAAAAAACCCAACAAAAAGAAAAAAACAGATAAAGTGGATGTTCACCTTTATTTGCCACTAAAGCTAATAGCTGAATTAGATGCCTATGTAAAAAAACAGGAGGAATATTCTGGCTATAGCAGACCTCAAGTTATTAGACTAGCCATAACAGAATACTTGGAAAGGGTTAAGGCTTAAGTTAGTTTTGTTTAAAGTGTTTTAGTTAATTCTAATAGGTATAGTATGTCGTCAGTATTAAGTGATTATTTTGCAAAGGGAATAATAATCATTCCTGAAAATATTAGTGGCGTGCCATTAGTAAGCTGGAAGGGCAAGACTTTAAGCCTTGAGTTTTTAAGAAATGCTGAAAAGATTGATTGCAACTATGGAGTTTTAACTGGGGAAATATCTGGCGTGATAGGGCTAGATATAGACACAAACGATCCAGTAATAATAGGGAAAATAGAGGAAAGGGCAGGAGTTAGCCCCGTTAAAAGAATAGGCAGTAAAGGTTATTGTGCCTTCTATAGATATAGTGATGAAGGCAATAAAAGTTGGCGGATAAATGGCAAGGTAGTAGCAGAGATTAAAAGCAATGGTGGAAAAATGACTATACCACCTTCAATCCACCGCACCACAAAAAAGCCCTATTATTGGGTTAATGAAGCAGATAGCCTTCTTAATAGAGCTAATGACTTGCCACCACTAAAAGCTAATTTCTTTCAAGAAATGGCTAGTCTTTTTGAAGGGGCTAAGCAAGTAGAGGTGGGAGAATTAATGCCTTATATTCCATTTCCAACCAATTATGATGATTGGATTCAGGTGGGGATGGCGTTGCATAATGCTACACACGGAAAAAGAATGGATTTATGGGATGCGTGGTCAAGGGGTGGCGAATCATACAAAGGAACAAATGATTTAAAAACCCATTGGAATAGTTTTAGAAGTAGTGGTGGTTATACCATAGGTTCTTTAATTATGTGGGCAAAAGAGGGCGGTTATGTAAGCCCAGAATTAAGAGAACAAGAACAAGCTATTGCTAAACTAAAAGAAGAAATAGAGCCAGAAAAGAAAGTTATTTTAAAAAGTCCATTAGAGCTTTTAGACACTGCTCCTAATTTTTTAGGAAAGGTGGCAAGACACATAGAAGATTCATCTAGGCATACTCATCCCATGTATGCAATAGGGGCTTCCATTGCTTTAATAGCGACAATAGCTAGTAGAAATTTCTGTTCTCCAATAGCTAGGGGAAAACTCAATATGTTTTGCATGGGTATAGGTGGAAGTGGAAGCGGTAAAGATAGTTCAATGGTGATTACACAAGAAATATTAGATAAAGCGGGGGTTGGTTGGTTAATAATGCCAAGCATTGGCACGCATCAAGCAATCCATAAGGCTGTAGCAAATATGAAAGGTGATGTAGTAAGGGGGAAGTGTATTTGTTTAATTGATGAATATGGGGCTTACATTGAAAACACTAGAGATAAAAACAGTTCTGGGAATAAAAAGGGAATAGGTGATAAATTAATGTCCGTTTTTACTTCTACTCGTTGGGACAGTGAGCTTATCCTCACTGAAAGAGACGAAAAATTACCACCTGTAATTATGCCCTCTTTTAATATATGGACTGTAACCACCGCAGGAAAAATATTTGATGCCTTATCCACAAAAGATTTAGAAAGCGGTTCTTTAAATAGATGGCTTATATTTAAAGATGAGGAAGATTATCCACTAGCTGAAGATAAAGAATATAAACAGCTAGATTACCCAATATTAGATTTTGTGCGTAGGTTGGGAGAAATGAATCTCCAAGATGCTTGGAATCCAATGCCATTAGTGTTTGCTAATGGTGTTAAGCAGAAATTTTTAGACTATGAAAAAGAGATTAGACTAGAGGTGCAAAAAACCCATAATACAATGCTTGTTAGAAAGGCAGAGGCTATGCTAAAAATAGCTTGTCTGGCAAGTGTTGATCCCTCTAACCAAAAAACCACTACAGATGGTGAATTTACTTATATGATTAATCATAAAGAAATGGATTGGGCTATTGATTTAATTGAAAAGATTTATGAGTTTATAATGCACGCTTCTAGTGAAGCTATAGCGGACACGCCATTCCAAAGAAATAGACAGCATGTATTAAAGAAAATTAGACAAAATGCTAAGTTTGATAAAGAAGAAAATAGAGTGGTTTATAGGGTATGGCTAGACCAACAATTAGGTGGAATGTTTAAGAAGAAAGAAGTAGATGAAATACTAGAATCATTAGTAAGCACTCGAACTATAGAGATAGAAAAGGGTGGTGTGAAGATAGTGTTAAGGGGGAAATGATATGAAAAAATTTAACATAATTTATGCAGATCCAGCTTGGAGTTATCAAGATAAATCTTGTAGTGGCAATGCATCGGATCAATATCAAACTATGAGTATTGAAGATATTTGTAATTTACCAGTAAAAGATATTGCAGATAAAGATTGCGTTTTGTTTTTGTGGGCTACTTATCCTTTACTGCCAGAAGCACTAAAGGTAATAGAGGCGTGGGGCTTTAAATACAAAAGTATAGCTTTTCAATGGGTTAAGTTAAACAAAAAGAATGGTAAGCCTTTTTACGGCTTAGGGCGTTGGACTAGAGGTAATACAGAGCCTTGTTTAATAGCCACAAAAGGAAAGCCTAGTAGAGTATCTTACTCGGTTTTTCAGCTTATACAAACCCCAATAGAAAGGCATTCAAAAAAGCCTGATATTGTTAGAGATAAAATAGTTCAATTAATGGGTGATTTGCCAAGAATAGAATTATTTGCCAGAAACAAGGTAGAAAAATGGTCAGCATGGGGAAATGAAATAGAAAGTGATATTGAATTACCAACCACTAAAGGTTGTTAAAAAATAGTTCTTCGGTGGTGTAAACCTTAATAAAATCTTCTTTTTTCATAGTTTACTCCGTTGGTTTATTATCATTCCAAGAATATCCAGCCCATTTTCCTGTAGGTTTTAGGTCAAGTCCAGATAGCATTCCATTTCCTTCCGTAAGAGTGCTGAACATTCTACGATATTGAGTGTAGCCTTTTTTGATTAGTTTTTTTACTTTTTTTGAGTTTAAAAGGTTTTTGGCTTCAATGTCTGTATCTTCGTAAAGCTCCATTTTAGCCTCTAGGTCATTTGGATTAATAAATACAAAAAAATGATAGACTGTGTGTGGTTTTGGCATAATTACTCCCCCTGTTGATTGTTATTTCCTTGTCTCTTACTTCAATTAATTGAATTAACTCCAATCTTTTTTCTTCAAGATGCTTTTGGCTTACCTCATCACTATTTTTATTTAAATTAAAGTCAAAACAGAGGGCTTTTAAATGCCTCATAAAATTTACCTCTGTCGCATATTCTTCTAGCTTTAAATATCCCACTATCCCCAATAAAGTAGCCTCACGCCCTAAAATTAATTCAAACAACCCCCCCTTTATGTCTTGAATGTAATTTTGGCTTTTTTCATCGGTTGTTATAAATTTATCTATAGAACAAATAAATTTGTAAAGTCTCTGTATAAACTCAAGTTCTGTGTTAGCCATATTATTCCCCTTGTTGATTGTTAATAAATTCTTCCACTTCCCTTCCGTAAACATCTTCTTTCTTTACAAAGCCTTTTAAAAGAAAATCTTGAAAACGATGTTTTTCTTTTTCCTGCTCGCTCATTATCCAGTTATCATTATCTGGCTTTTTAAAGTTTATAAAGATTGCGTTGTTCATATTATCTTGCCTCCTCAATTTTGATTTCAAACTTTCCGCCAAAATTATCTTTTTCCAATTCTTTAACTAGCTTTTCAGCCTTCTTAAAATCAGTAAAGGTTTCAGCAACCCTTAACATTAGTTTGTCTTTTAGGTATAGATTGATAAAATATTTAGTTTCCATACTACTTTCCCCCCATAAAATAAGCCTTGCAATCTGGTATATCCTCTGCCGTTAGCCCCAATGTATAAGCCTTTTGGCAATTAATAGCAGGGTAGGGCTTGGCTGTTTTGTCCACATAAATGGCAAGATAGCCTAGCAAGGTAGCGAATAAAGTGATAACAAGGATTTTCACTGCATTGTCGAATACTTTGTTTTTAAATTGGTAGTGGTAGGATAGGTTGTTTTTCATAATTATTCCTCCTTTGCTTTATGTTTTTCTAAAAATTCTTCTGCTTCCTTTCTAGTATCTGCCCAACACTCAAAATCAATGCCTTCAGGATTGGGGGTTTTTACAAAGAACTTAGAGGAAATTTTTTTCATTACTGCCATTTCATAAACAATGTCATCCTCCGCATCTTCGGCAAGAATTTCAATACCATCTATGTCTATGCTATAATTCCACTCATCTTCATTGTGCATATAATCCGCAATGCCAGCTAGTTCTTGTTTTATTTCGTCGGTTGTTTTTATCATAAAGCCTCCTCGTATTCAGGGTTTAAATAAATCTTTTTAATAATAGTCTCGTTATCATCTTCATCTGTTTCAATAACAGCAATGTAGTGTTCTAGGAAAAACCAAAGATTAAAATCAGTGGCTATTCTGTAAATTTGCACCTGTTTTTGAGCTTCACACAAAGCCTCATCTTTAGTTTTAAACTTATCAAGACACGCATTGGCAAACTTTCCATCAGCAAGCCAGTATTTTTCTGGGTAATCAGTATTAGATACAGGGTCGGTGCTTAAATAAACTTCATATGTTTTCATAAGTTTAGGGGTTAGGGGTTAAAATGTTGAATTGTTGCGTTCATATCTTTCTTCATCCTTAGCTAATTGGTCTTGTTCTCTATCAGCCTCTTGCCTTAATTCTTGGTAAATCTCATCCACCTCTTTAGCTAGCTTATTATAAATATCATCCTCATCCGCCTCAATGGGCTTTAAATGACTACCCATTAATATATGATACTGCCCAAAGCCAACCTTCCTAACATTTATTATATATTCAGTGGGTAAATCAAAAGAAGGGCGAAAACCAAAAGCAATTCTAATTTTAAAGCCTGTTTGGTTAAAGGATACATAAAACCCATCATCACTATTAGCAGAACCCTCTTTTGCTAATAAATTAGCTTTTTTAGCAAACTTAGGGGCTATGTTAAAATCATCTTGAATTAAACAATCAAGTTGTATTTGTTGGGCTAGGGTGCGAATGTCTTTGCTTTCCATAATATCCCTCATATTTTAGCGTTAAAGACTACATTTAATCTATAACCTTCCTTGTTATTTTTCTTTACAAACTCCAGCACCTTTAAATAACCCATATGAGAACTTGAAAGCAATAATTCGCTAAGCTCTTCGGCTATCTCAAGGGCTTTCTTTTTGCTCTCGAATCTCTCTGCATCATTTAAATAAATAGATAAAGTCCCATCAGGAGAAAGAAATTTATAACTTTCAAAATTATCAAATACTATCTCATAATGGACTTCCACTTTCTTAAAGGCTTTCTTTAATAACTTTGAAGATAATTTGATTGGATCAATTGCTTTCATATTATTTATTGGTTAAAGGTTAATAAACATTTCGGCTATTAATAAAACAACAACAACTTTTACCCAAAAAATTAATTGCCTCATTAATTCTATTTGTTCTCTATAAAATTTTTTGTCCTCGTGTCGTTCTTCTTTTCGAATTTGAGTTTGAGTTTTATATTCCATAACTAAAACCCCCTCTTTTCATAATAAGAAAAACAACTAGGCACTTCGCTAATTTCTATTTTATTTTTATAGGCTACTTCGCACAAAGAACGGTTTTTATTAGCGATGTTTACATAAGCATAGGTAAGGTAGCCTATATAGCCTAGAAACAAAGGTATAACTATTAATGCTAGAATATCGCCAATATAAGGTTTATTGCTTTCAGGCAATGTATAGTTTCTTGGTTTTTCATTAGATAACTGTTCATGCGAATAAAGAGGGTCTATATTTCTTAATTGCTCTCTTAGTTTTAGTTTTTTGTTTTTCATAAGTTTGACCTAGCTAGATGGTTTTGGGTTTAATTCAAAATGACAATATTTAGTTTTAAGGCAAAGCGTTCCATAAAGTAATTGGCAACGGGTTCAGGTTGTAGATTTGCTATTATTAGTTTGTTTTTCATAAAAGTTATTAGTTAAAGGTTGAATCCTGCATATTTTAATTCATTTTCAAAATCTGCAAGCTCTTCTGCTACATAATGAGAGAGAAGGGCGTAAGCTAATTGAAAACTATCTATATCGCAAAGATTTGTTCTATGGTCTTGCTCTATGATGAGAGAAAGGCTTAGTTGTAGAGTGGCATCATACTTTACAAGGAATTTTAAAGCCTCTTGGGGTGTTTTAAAGGTAAAGGTTTCGCTTGCCTCTTGTATTTCTTCAATAGCCTTCTTTACGGAATGCGTCTTTACTTTTGCCATCATCTGCCAAACAGAATAGATAGATTTTAAAACAGGGCATTTATTATATAAATCCCAAATTTTCTGTATTTCTTCTTTATTGTAAAAATCTAGGATTTTAAACCCCGCCTTTAGTTCTTTTTGTGTTCTAGTCATTGATTGCCTCTTGGTTGGTTGTTAAATTTTCCCCATTCAATTCTTGAAATCTTTCAGTTAAATATACAAGCACATCACCCACTTTTAAATTTTCTATTCTCTTGGTTAAATTATCAAGAATTTGCTGGGGCGTTTCATTGTAGAAGTTTTCTTTTGCAACATCCCTACCTACAAATAGATTTTCACCCTGCAAAAACCCCAAATAATAAGTTTTATCATCTTCAAACAAAGAAAGTTTAATGCTACCTATAAGAAAGGATTTTACAAAGTTTAGTTCCTTGATTATATTTTCCCTTGTGTATTCAATGCAAACTTCAATACCTCTTCTTTTAGGTTTCCAGCTATTTCTAGGGTTGTAGGCTGTTATTATATTAAGTTTCATATTTATAATTGGTTAGTTGTTAAATTTTCATTACTAATAACAACTTCTCCATTTTCTAAAACAGCCACTAACTCCCCCTCTTCTATCTCTTCAGCTATAATTCGCTCGAAGTGTCTAATGGCTTGTTCCTTTGCTTTTTCTCCATAAATATGAAAAGAAAATAAATCTATATTGTTCTCTCGTAGTAGAGCCATAGTGCTAAATTGCCCCCATACATCATAATATTTTAGCTCTCTGTTTTTTAAAAATTTTAAATCAGGTAGTTTTTTTACTATTTTATAGTCGTTTAATGTTTTCATAATGTTTATTGGTTAGTTGTTAAGGTTTGATTATTAGCTTGAATAATCCTATCCACTGTTTTTATAATTCTATTTACCGCTTCAACTGGGATATTATCAGGCGTTTTAATCCAATGCTTGATATAAGCCCTTGAGCCTTCAAGCTCTGCGTCATTATATAAGCCTAGAATTTTACAAACAAAATAAGCCACGCCCTCCGCCTCAAGTTCTTTAATATCCCTATCTAAAAAATTACTATCATTTAAAACCCCCTCTTGATTGCCATGCAATAAACAGTGTGCTATTTCATGGATAGCGGTTTGAAGTGGTTGAGTATTTAAAGGACTAATGGCAATAGTTTTATTTTTTGGTCTAGCATAACCTAAACAACCATTTTGAACCGTGCTAAACTCTTCTAATTTAATAGAAAATTTAGCCAATACTTTATTTAAATCAAATTTAGTTTCTATTTCTTTATCAATTACGAAATCTTGCGGGGCGTTAGTTTGAGATAAACCAAACCAGTAGAATTTTTCTAAAAACACCTGTTTTGCCTCTTCGCTCCCATCTTCTAACTCTTTTTTGAATACAACGGGCATAAGTAAAGCAATAGCCTTTTCTCCTTTCTTTACTTGATAGCCTAACTCTTGCCATTTTTTATAGGTGGCAATAGGCTCTAATTTTCCAAGTTGTGAGCCAGCCCTTAATTTATTTTGAAAAGAATAATTTTGCATTATCTTAAAATAGGCTGGTAATTCATCAGCTTTATTAAAAAGATTGATTAACTCTTGTTTATAGTCTATTTGGATTTTCATAATGTTAGCTATCGGCTTAACTACATCACTTTATTGTGATGCTATGTGGATAATAGGATATATTTACGACCAAGTCAACAATAATTTAAATAAATCTTAGTTTATCCATAGAAATGTTGTAGAAAAGACACAAAATAATAGAAAACAAACAAAAATAGGGTTTTAATTAATATTAGTAAAGCTGTAGTATGTTTCATTAAAAGAATACAGAAAGTTAAAATTTAACCTGTTTTTGCCACAATAAATAATAGAATTTTACACAAGCAATTAAGATGGTTTAAACAAAAGAAAAAATAAAGAAAATCCAATTTTCATGGTTCTGGAAATATAGTTGAAAGATTTTTTTAGTGGTTTTTACTGGATTTTTATAAAAACTATAAAAACTGTAAAAGCACTGTGGATAAGGATTGCAGCGATATTTTTTAAAATATTTTTATAAAACTATAAAAATGGGAGAAGTAAAGTAGCCTTATATTGTAGCCACTCAAATTGTAAAAAAGCTGTTTTTTGCTAGTATAACCCCCCCTAAATAATATTATGTAAAATAAGAAATTATGTATATAAATCAATAGCCAAATGTTGTAAGTTATTGAAATATAAGTATATTAGGAATATATATATTTTTATATATATTATTTACTCTTTCCCTTCTCTCGACCGTCTCCCTTGTTTCTCCGTTTTTATATGGCTAATAAAAAATACGGCTCAAAGCCTTTTCCTTTCTTGTTTTCCCGTTTTTATATTGTTTATAAAAATTTATAAAAATGATATAAAAAATCTCATTTTCATAATTATGGTTGCGTTTTTTTTGTGTTGTGTTAGAGAGAATAAAAGTAAATTAATATCTTTAGGGCTTTTTTATGAGTAGAAGAGTGGTTGAATTAGTAGAAGATAACCGTTCGCCTTTGGAAGTGGCTATATTTCATTTAAAAAGGGGTGATTCGTTTGAACAGATTAAAAGTTTAATGCAAAGCCAATACAAAATAACGCACTATGATTTTGTAAATGATATTGTAGAAAACAAAGACTTTCAAACCATATTAGCCAAAATGCAACAAAACAGGCGTTTTGAAATGATTGAATACGCTGAAAGGTGTTTGCATGAAAAAACTAAGAAAGGTGATATAGAAGCATCTGCGTTTGTATTAGAGAGGGTCGGTGCTAAAGAATGGAAATCACAGGGTAAAAATGAAATTAATCTTGTTTCTAAAGAATTTTCACTTAAGTTTAGTGAAGATGAAAAGGAACACATTAGAAATAGTTTGAAATAGATTTTATGGATATTTCGGAAAATATAAAAAACACAGAAACTTTAAACCCCTTGGAATTATATTTTTTAGATACTTTGGCAGAACTTAAAAGACAAATAGCCCAGCAAGCAATTGAAATACAAGAGCTTAAACAAAAAAGTAAATGAATATTCAAGCCTATGCAAAACTACTGGCAAATGACCTTTCACTATTTACTCGAAGAGTATTTGAAACTATTAACCCAAATACGCCGTATGTTCATAACTGGCATGTTGATTACTTGGCAAGTGTAATTGCGAATCCTGATAATAAGCGATTAATAATAAACATACCGCCTCGCTCGCTTAAATCTACATTGATTAGCATTGCCTTTCCTGCTTGGTTATGGGCAAGAAATCCATCACAAAAGATAATCTGTATTTCTTATGGTGCAAATCTTGCTTCAAGGGATTCTATTAATTGTAAGAAAGTGTTAGAGTCTGATTGGTATAGGGCTTGCTTTCCGCATATACAACTATCAGAAAGGAAAAACACAAACACAGAATACTACACTACACAAGAGGGGGTTAGGTTTTCCACATCTACAGGCGGTATATTAACAGGTTTAGGGGCTGATGTTATTATTTGTGATGATTTATTAAATGCTATTGATGCACCAAGCAAAACTTATAGGGACAATGTAAATGAATGGTTTGAATCTGCCCTTTTTTCTAGGTTGGATAATAAAGAAACTGGTAGAATAATTGTTGTAGGACAAAGGCTTCATGTTGAAGATATAACGGGGTTTTTATTGCATAAGGGAGGTTGGCAATTATTAAAGCTACCTGCCCAGTTTAGCGAAGATTTATCATTTACTTGGCTCAACCCTTTATCTGGCAACCTTGAATGTAAAATTGTTAAAGCTGGCGATGCTATGAATGTGAGAGAGCCTTTACCTGTGTTAGAAATGATAAGGGCGGGGACAAACTCTTATGCTTATGCTTCCCAATACTTACAAGAGCCAACGCCTTTGGGTGGTGGTGAATTTAAGAAAAAAGATGTGTGCTACTATGAAGGCAGTCTTGATTTAAGGCTGGCTAATCTTTTTTTGTTGTATGACCCCGCCAATTCTAAAACAAATAAAAGCGATTACACCGCTATAGTTTTACTTGCACTTATGGCAGATAAAAATATTTATTTAGTGGATTTAATAAGGGATAGACTAAGCCCCAAAGAACGAATTGACAAACTCTTTAACATGCATAAAAAGTATTCAGCTTTTAGCCGTGTTCGCACTATATCCGAGCAATACGGGATGATGACGGATAATTTTTACTTAAAGGAAGAAATGGCAAAACAAAATTATAGATTTTTTGTGGAAGAAATCAAAACTAAGGCTATAAAGGAAGAACGCATTAGACGACTACTTCCCTTTACTGAACAAAACAGGTTTTATGTGCCTTTAAATGGTATCCACTATATTGATGTAAAGGGTGAAAGAAGGGAGCTTGTAAAGGAGTTTATTGAAGAAGAACTAGTATTTTTTCCTAATGCTTCCCATGATGATATGCTAGATGCAACCACTAGATTATTTGATGTTGACTTTAGATTTCCTGATGCTATTCTAGTTGATAGATACATGCCAAGAGATTATACCGTGTTATCTAATTCCCAAGATAAGGGAGTTGATTGGCGTGATTTTTAATTTAAGTTTTCCGCATTTAGCGAGGGTTTTTTTATGGTTTCATTGTTTAAAAAGAAAATTAAAGAAAGTATCCAAGAAGATATAAAAGAAATTCAAGAAGATTCATCCATTAATTTTATCCACAAAGAAGAACAGTTCAAAGAAGTAATCCAGAAAATATTTGAAGCTATTAAGGTTGATGTGTCAACTCTTGTCGAAATAGACGAAGAATATTTTAAGAGATTTAAAAACCATGCTGGCACTATTATCCATGATGATGTGGTTAGTATTTTAGAAAGTATTGAAAGTATTAAAGCTAAACATATTTTAAGTTTAATTAAGGGGAAATAATGAGTATAGTGATTTCTGACAAAATATTTAATAGCGACTTAAAGGAAAAGCATGGCTTTTGCTTGGAGTTAATTACTTCCGAAAGTGAAGATTTAACCCCTAGTCGTTATAAATTAACTGTATCTAACCTTGAGCAATTTAAAACCAGAAATTTTGATTGGCATAATTTAAATGAATTTGAAATAAAAGAGCCTGTTTTTTTGTTTACTGAAAAAGATGCTAGAAAAGAGGCTGAAAATCAAAAAAGAATATTAGAAGAAAAAGGTTTTTCTAATTGTGTTATAAGACTAAGAGACTTTACTTGGCATTAATATTTAACCCTCAACCCTAAACCACTATGACAGAAGTAAAAAAAGAACTAGAATTATCTGGTAAGCCCATCAACAAAGAAGCTATAAAAGCAACTGAAGCCAGTCCTACAATCAAGGAAGAAACAAGCCCTGAAAAGAAAGAGATAATTGAATTGAACGAGATTGAATTGCTTTTAGTTCAAGAGGCTAGGCGTTTAGAAGCTAAGAAAAAAACTGAAGTAGAAAACAAGGAAAAGATAAACAAGAAAAGAGATGATATTCTTAATGGTGTGTATAAAGACAGCAGGAAAATTAGACCTGCTGAAAGTTCAGATGGCATTCGCCTTACCGATTTATTGGAAGATTTTAAGGAAATATTAAAAACCACTAAGTATGGCAAAACAATTAGTATTGAGATTATTGCTGACCCTTTAAGAAATAGCGATGATGTAAACCTATTCTTTTATTTAAAAAACAGAATTTATATGAAAAACTCTGTTCCACAAGCACAGATTTCCTTTGATGGCAGGCTTTCTAATTCTGGTATGATGCGTGTTTGGGTTCGCACTTTTGGCAACTCTGGTGTTGCAGTGGAAAGGTCAACCGCTCCTAATCCTTTCTTTGGTGGCGAAATGGATACCTTAACTATTATCACTCCTAATGAAACCCTTGCTTCATATGATTATATGAGAGATTTGGGCAATGCCTTAGCTGGTAAATAAAATGAAAAAAGAAAAAGAAGATATTTTAAAGCAATTTAGAAGTCATTTTCTAGCATCTACATTTAAGACGGAGCAAATTACTAGAAGCAAGAATGCTTTTGAGTTTTATAATGGCAGGCAGGAAGCCTACAAATCTTTTGTAAAGGATGTTGTATCTGGTGCTGAAAATACCAATCCAGTTGTGTTTAATTATATCTTTAACCACATTTCTAGTATTTATGGCTTTATGATTCAGCTTAAAAAGCCCAATGGCTATAGTGCTAGGCTTACTGATAATCAAGCTGCCATTCTTTTTTCTGACAAGATGAATCTTATCCGTGATTACTACAGGGAAAAGGGAAGTTTTGACCAAATAGAAAATCAGGCTTTAAATGATATGTTAATTGGTGGCTATGGAATGATATACAACTACATATCTTTTGATAATGATCCTAATGGTAGGGTAGTTTACGAGCATATTCCTTATGATAGTGCTGGCTGGGATAAGGATGCCAGAAACATTAATCTTACAGATAGTAGGTTTTTCATAAGAAAGAAAAGGGTGTTGGTGGAAGATATAAAAGAAATGTTTGATACCAATGAAGTTAGTGGCGACTCTGATACTTTCCAGCTTGACTCTTCTTTTGTGGGTGAAAGCGGAAGGGGTATGCAAGTTGGCACGCTTACCACTGATGGTGGCGACGGTAGAGACAGAATGGATGTTTATTATTATGAATGGAAAGAAAAAGAGTTTTTCTACAGGGTAAAAAATCCTTTTGTAGATTTAGCCAAAGACAATCCAGTTCTTATAAAGCATATATATGATAATGACTTAAAATTAATTACAGCAGATTTTGAAGATGATAATCTCTTTAACTTTAAACCTGAGTTTGAAATTTGGGTATTGAACAAAACCAATTTCCAAAAAATAAAAGATGCAATTAAAAGCATGGAAGAAAGTTATGAGTTAAAACTATCTTATGTTTTTGATAAGAAAGAAATGCAAAGATTCCAAAGGGACGTAATTTACGGAGCTGACCTTACTAACAAACAGGTATTGGATACCTATATAATTGGCGACACCTTTTCTTTTAAGGCTATCACTGGCGTATTGGACACTAATAAAGGTGAATGGTATGGTGTGGCGGAAAATCTTATTCAGCCCTGCGTTTACATTTGTAAAGCCCTCACTGAAACAATTAGAAGAATATCTATAAGTGGTAGTGCTGGTAAGTTTTATGAAACTGGGGCTATAATTAACAAGGATAAATTTAATACGGAAATGGCCAACTTTAATGCCAATGTGGAATTAGCTGATGGTGGACTAGCTAAAATTGGTAATAGAAATAATGACTATGCCCCTTCTGGCTGGGAGCAAGTTGCTACTATGGCAATGCAGGCTTTAGATAAAATTAGCGTCAATCCTGAATTTTTGGGTAATGCGGATAACAAGGGCGTTTCTGCTTTATTTGAGCAACAAAGGGTGGATCAAGTAATTAGTAGTTTAGCTCGTTATTTTGATTCTTTAACTTTGTTCCAAGCTGAACTTGCTAGAGTTACACTTTATAATATTCGGAAAATTGGCAAGGTTGGTATTAGTAATTTCTTTAGATTTAAAAATAAAGATGGCTCTTATTTTTATGAGCAGGTTGGAGCTGATGTCTTTGAAGCCGACTACGATATAATCACCGAAGAATTACCTACCACTAAAAACCAGCAACAAATTGCTAATCAGCAAGTTCTTGATTTTATCCAATCACTTGGAACTTTGGGTGTGGCTAATAATGAGCTTTATACTATTGCCGTGGATCATTTGCAGGTTTCTGAAAAAGATAAAGCTAAATTAAGAGAGGCTTTAAAACCTAAAGAAGAACAAGCCCCAGACCCTTCATTGCCTCTTGTTATGGAACAGCTTGAAGCTACTATTGACCAAACAAGGGCTAATACCGCTAAAAGCCAAGCATCTATAATTAAAACTTTAAATGAAGCTGAAAAGATTAAAAAAGAAAACCGAATTACCCCGCAAGATTTAAGGCAAAATGTGGCTGATACCTTAAATACTAGCGAGACTTTATCTAAAGAGCCTTTACAAGAACAACAAATGCCACAACAACAAATTACCCAACAACCAACCCTTAACCAATAGGAGAACTATGACTGAAGAACTAAACAACCAAGAATTAGAAAATCAAGTAGAGCAAGATGAGCAGCAGCAGGTGGAGCAAGTAGAAGCTCCTATAGAGCAGCCCTCTGTTGCCCCAAAAGATAATGCTGCTTGGGCTAGTATGAGAAAGGAAAATAAAGCCCTAAGGGACAAGTTAAAGCAAGATGAATTGCTTGTAAAACAAATGGCACAAATAGCGGAAGAGGTAAGAAGCCTTAGAAAGCCAGATGAAAGTCAAGCTGCTGAAACTGTGCCAGATAGAGAGTTAGAGCCTATTGCTTATCAGATTTATTTGACTGAGCAAATAAAAAAGGATATGAAAAGAATAGCCGAAGAAAACGCCAATCTTAAAAAAGAACAAGAAGAACTTGCCAAACAAAGAAGATTACAACAAGAAATGGAAGATGCTAAAAAATATGTAGAGCAAGCGGAAGATTATTACGCTAAAAAGGTGGATACTTCTTTTGTTCAAAAAAAGCAGGCTTTTATAGATGATATAGCGGAAGATTTAATGCTTGGAAATCCTCTTCTTGATGAAGATGAGATTTTAGACATGGCTAAACAATATTATTTTCACACTTTAGCTCAAGTTGAAGGGAAATATAGAGAATCTGGTTCTGATAATAGCGTGTTGGAGGCTATTAACTATATAGCCCTTAGAGGTGGTAAAAAAATTGGTTCTACTAAGCCTTTTGCCAATCCAGCCCCCACTTCTAATTTTAATAATTATGTTCCCAGAAACCCACTTGCTAATAAACTTGGTGCTATTAATAAAATACAAGATAACAGTAGTAAGTTAGCTAACAAACAAAGCGTGGGAAATAAAAAGGATGAAGATTTTTCTTTTAATGGGTTTCTATGAAAAAAGAAAAAGAATTTATTAAGGCTTATCGTTACATAGCTAGCTTTTTTTCTAATTATAGTCCACATGGCTATTTTTCAGATTCTTTTGGAAATTCTTCTGTTTGGGGGGATTGTCCATATGGTAAAACCGCAGAAGAGTGGAGGCAGAATTTTGATAAATTGGTAAATTATCGCAATAAATATCTTGATGATTTATTTAATGGCATGGGCGAGGTAGAAGAATCTGATCGTTTTAGCGAAAGTTGTTTTAAACCTATTTATATTAGGAGGTGCCAAGTTGTTTCCTATTCTAAAGTTTCACACATTGTGCTTTGGTCTCCTTTGGAAAAAAAAATATTTAAAAAACCCTATGACAGACCTTTTGTTATTTTTAATACAATTAGGGGTAATCTTGGTCAGGGGAAGGGGCTTGAGTTTGATTACATAATCGAAGCAAAGAATTTCCTTGTATAAAAACACAAAATATGAAAAATAATTTTATAAAAACACGAAATGGTAAAGTAAATATTTTTATCACTCCCCAGCAATATAATGATGTTAAAAAATATTTAGAAAAATGGAATAGGGTAAGTAAAATAGAAAGATTGTTTATTTCTTTGCGTGCCAAAATATTATTTTATTTGGGAAAATAAAACCCCTTGACTTAGTTGTATTTTTGTATTATAGCGAATTAAATACGACTTTTTATCATTTTTACACGATTACTCCCATCGGCAAAAAGGGATGTTTTGAAAGAAGTTAAAAAACTTGAATTTAACCTTTTAACCAAAACATCCTCTTATGGCTACATCTCAAATTTCAACCTCAAATGCTTTAGCAGCCAAAAAATGGTCAGACAAAGCGTATATAGATTCATTTAAAAAGTCAGCTTATGGCTTTGCCTTAAAAAAAGGCATACTTTCTCCTGAATATACTTTTCAAGGAAAAGGCGACGAAGTAACAATTCAAACTCAAGGTATCCTTACTGGTGCTGGTCAAGGTGAAGGTAACACTTTGGAAGGCAACGAAGAATCAATCAACTATGGTAGCTTTAAAGCTAGATTTGGTTTAACTAGACACGCAGTTCGTTATGAATCTGGTGGTTCAATGACTTCTAAAAGAAATGCTGCTGCTGGTGAAGATGGTGTTCCTAATGCTCAAGTTGGTCAAGCTCTAATGGGTTGGATGAACTCAAGGGTTGACACTTCTTTCTTCAATCAATTAGCTGGCTTAGATGCAACTTCAATCCCACTTACTGATGGTGGTGGCACAACTTACACTGGAACTTCAAAAGAACTTGTGCAAGGTTTAAACACTGTTGCCGCTCCTTCCACTTCAAGAATTATAAGAGCTGGTGGCGTTGCGAACGATCAATCTCTTGCTGCTACACTTGATTTCAACTTAATTGATGCTGCTTTAGAGTTGCTTTCTACTACTACTCCTACTGCACTTCCTTTAAATGAAAGTGATTTCCAGTTTGTTTTATTTATATCTCCACAACAATTTACAGATCTAAAAAGAAGCACATCTACTGCTACAATTAGATGGAGAGATTTACAGCAATCTAAAATGGAAGGCGGTCAAAAAGGACAAATTGAAACAGCTTCTGGCTTTAACAATCCTCCTGAATTAGTTGGTATTTACGGTGGCGTAGGTATCTATGTATCTAATAGGGTGGCTTATGGTCAAAGAAGTGATACTTCTGCTGTGATTACTACTGTAAGAAGAGCTATTCTTTGTGGAAGAAAAGCTGCTGTGTATCTATCACCTAAAAATGGTGTGAATTACATAGGGGCTGGCGTTTCTGCTTCTAGCGAGCTTCAAAGTGGCTTATTGGACGGTTCTATTGAGCTTCCGATACAAGCAGTAAAGCAATCTTTTGATTATAACCTATCAGAAGGTATTGGAATAAATGCTTTTTACGGCATTAAAAAATTCCAAGTGCAATCTGCGGGTAACACAGAGGATTTAAGCTCTATTGTTATCTCCACTGTTGCAGCCGCTCACACTTCTTAATTTAACAATTAACCTTATAGGTAAACTTTATGACTACTCCTACCATTTTTCCAGATAGCTTAAATGCTTATGCTTCTCTGGGAACAAATGCTACTACTGTTTTAGCAAACTCTCCTGCTCCTGCTAGTGGAACAACAGCTCTTTATACTGGTGCAGTTACTATTCCAGTATCTACAGCGATTGGAACTAATATTGCTTTAGTTCCTCTTCAAGCTGGTGGAAGGGTGATTGCCTCTTCAATAGAAATCTACTTGTCCGGAACTTTAGGGGCTTCGGTTACGCTTAACTTAGGTATCTTAACAGCTTCAGGTTCTGGTATAATAAATATGGCTGGAACAACTGTTGCCGAAAGTGCCACTTACTTCCTTTCTGCTGGAACTGGCTCGGCTGCTGGTAAATTGGGTGCTACTGCTATCGGCTCTAACCCATTCAGGTTAGCTGCTGGCGAAACTGGCTTCCTAAATTTACAAACTGCTGGTGCTATTACAGGAACGGCTCAAACTATACAATACTCCGCTTTAGTAGACTATGCTTAGTATTTATGGCAACATTTTTAGAATTAAAAAACTCTCTAATTGCTAGAGTAAGGAAGGCTGCTAATGACGATGTCATAGCAGCTATCCCCTCTGAAATAAACAGAGTTATTGATTTTTATTCTAAAAAAAGATTTTGGTTCAATACTGCTTACACTTCTGCTACTGTATCTAGTGCTGCCACTACCATTACCTTACCTTCTAATTATTTAGTTGAAGTAGAGCCAAGTGGTTTTGTGTTAGAAGATACTAATTATTCTAGGGTGTTAGTTAAGGTTGACCCAGCTATTTTTGATTTAGATAAGCAGGGAATTGTTAGTGGACGACCAAACAAATATTGCTTGAAAGCTGACAACCTTGTTTACATATCTCCAGTGCCTAACAAAACCTACACCATTAAGATTTCTTATTTAAAGACTTATGCTGCTTTAGTAAATGATGCCGATAATAATGATTTTACTAATAACGCAGAATATTTAATAAAAATTAAGGCTTTGTCTAATTTGTACAATGAGTTTAGAATAGACAATGATTTAGCTGTTTTATTTAATCAAAATGCTGATTTAGAATTTAAAAATTTAATGGAATTTACTAACAAGAAGATTGGGACTTCTTATATTGTTTCTCCCGAAGATTATAACAACAGAACTATATATTATTAATGGCAACCGTAACCTACACATCTGGTTTAAACCTCAGAAAGCCCGGTCTTTTAGAGCCAACTGAAAGCCCTAGTATATGGGCTAATTACCTAAACCAAAACCAAGATATTCTTGAAGCGAGGTTAGGTAATTATTTAATTACAGCAGGAACGCAACCTGCTTATACCATCACTACATCTCCAGTTTCTTTTACTTCCTATGTGTTAGGACAAAAAATATCTTTTAAAATACACGCAACTCACACCTCTGGCACTGCCACTCTTAACATTGATGGACTAGGAACTAAAAACATATTTTACAATGGCTTGGCTGTGCCTATTGGCTTTTTGGCACTAGACAAACTATACGATGCTGTTTACGATGGCACAAACATTGTTATCTTAGATGCCACTGCAAATCCTTTACAAAAAAGAAATTCATTTCAAATACGCCCTACTAATGGCACTAATGCTTGGACTGTATGGGTGTCTAATACTTCTGTTCAAGCCACTCCTTTTGAAACAAGGGACATTACGGATATATTTAATATTACCAATACCGCTAGCATTACAAAATTAATAAGTGCAACTTTTGTGGCTGGAACTGGCAATGGTGGACTTGCTACTGGTGCGGTTGCCGCCAACACTACCTACCATTTTTTTGCTATAGTTAATCCTGTAACTGGTGCGGTTGATGTTGGTTATGATACTTCTTTATCAGCCACAAACTTACTTGCTAATGCGAATGTAATAGCTGGTGGGTTTACTAAATATAGAAGAATAAGAAGTTATTTAACCGATGCCTCTGGGTTTATTAGAAATGATATTCAGGTTGGTAATGAGTTTATATTCAATGTGCCTGCTGCATTTGTTGCTGGTGCGGCTCAAGTGGCTGGAACTGAAACTTTAAGAACCTTAGATGTGCCAAGTGGGTTAAATTTAAAAGTTAAAGGGATTGTGTCTGTACAGGTTACTTCTGGTGGGGCAGTTGGTGTTTATGTCTATTCCGCTGCTGTAAATCTTTCTGGTGGCTTATTGTCGTCAAGGGAAAGTCAGGCTTATGGGTCGTTTAGTGTAGTAGATGGACAGGGTCATTTTGAGGCAATAACAAATACTTCTTCTCAAATTAGAACTAACTCTGCTAATGCTGGTGGAACGCCTACTGTAAACATCACTTTAATTCTTGCTTCTTACGAAGATATTTTATTAACTTAATAAACATATGGCATTTAAAAAATTCAACAACTCAACTTTACGCTATACTACAATGATTTGGCTACCTTTTGGCGGTAGAAAATGGGCAGAGAAAGTATTGGGTAATGCTAGCGAAATACATGACTTAGACTACGAAGTGCAGACCAAAACTCGCAAAGAGGCAGATAAAAACTGGCTTAAGCGAGTAAAGCAAAATGTTAGAATTGAAACTGGTTATTTTGAAAAAAGTGCTATATCTTTTGCTGGATATTTAGGTTACGGAATATTAAGGGCTTTTGGTTGGAGACGCTGGAATAAACATAAAAAACAGAGGTAATTATGAGTAATGTTCAATACTACAAAGAAAACAGCTCTAACTTGATTAGAATTGTTAATTTAGACACTAATAATGCTAATAGCTTTGTTAATCGTAATGACCAAACTTGGCAGGTATATCAAAACTGGCTTGCGGAAGGGAACACTCCAATAGAAACTAATAAAACCATTGCTGGTTTTACAATTTCTTTGCCTTATGGATATTCCCACACTGCTGAAGATACGCAGGTTCAAGTTCCTTATTCTTTTCAAGAAAATATAGGATACGCACCAAATATAGTTAATTTTAGAAGTGCGGTGCTTGCTATTCATAAAGAAAGAAGGAACTATATTTTATCTAACTACACAGATAAAATAGCAAAAGATGCTATTTCTTTGGCGGATAATGCAGATGCTGTAAGAAAAAATATAGAATATACTATTTACCTGAGAAGTTTGTCAGCAGTAATGGAAACGGCTCTAGACGCTCTTTCTACAGTTGATGATATTGTTGCTTATGCTCCTAGCTTTGCAGTTCCCAATACTATAGGCAAAAGAAGTAGTGCTTTAGATTTTGAGCAATATTTTACGCAAGCTAAATGGGACGGGTTAATTGATAGCTTATTTGTTCCAATTTTAGATGTGCTTTTAGCTAATAGTTTATTGGATAATACTACCTATAATAACATAAAAGCACTTGTAAGATTTTCGTTTAAACAGCACTTTTTATTGTCTCGTGCAGTTTTAATAGAACATGATAGCCCACAACTTAGTGCTGTGCTAGATGCTTATATTGCAGCTGGACTATTAAATAATACAGACAAGACTAATGTTATTAACGCCGTAGTTCAAAAAACCATAGGAACTTAAAATGTATGGCTTTGCAGAAAATAGAAATATTAGAAGGTGTTGCCACTACAGTTGACGACTCAGAGGCTTCCACGCCTCATTGGGTATATAGTGATAAAATTAGATTTATTAATGGACGACCAAGAAAGATAGAAGGCTGGACGGCTTTTCCTTACACTGGAGAGCCTGTTATTGGCAAATGCCGAACAATATTTACGGTTAGTTTAAATGATTTTCAGTATTATTTTTTAGGAACTCACCAAAGACTTCATGAAATATTTAAAGGCGTTTCCACTAACATTACTCCAATTCAAACGGCAGGAACTGTGGTTGCTAACTCGCTTTCTTCTAATTATTTTAACAACACAGATACTGGTTCAAATCCACTAGAAACATTTATTGGGTCTGTTTTTGTAAAAGTGAATAATTTACCTACTAATCACGGCATTAAGGTTGGCGATGTAGTTCAAATATCTGGCTTGGCGGCTGCTTTAAATGGTATTCCCATTGCTCAAATAAACGCCAGTCAATTAGTGGTTCAAGCCCTTACTAATTCAATAGCTTTCAATGTAACGACCACTGCCACATCTTCTGGCTCAGGTGGTGGAGCAACAATAATTATTGCCACTAAACTTTTAACTGTGGCTTGGACTGCTCACGGGTTAACTTCTGGTGATAAAATCTCTATTACAAATGCAGTGGCAGTTAGTGCCATTCCTGCCCCTGAAATTAACACAGAATTTACCATTAGAGAGGTGTTGACCAATAGTTTTAAAATTCAAGCCTCTCTCACCTTTGCTAATAGCAAGGTGGCGGCAGGGGGTGGAGCTTTGACGACATACTTTAAAGAAATAACAGATGGCAATGCCATTGCATCAACTGGAGCTGGTTTTGGCTCTGGCTTATTTGGAGAGGGGCTTTATGGAGGGGAAACTTACATTAATACTCTACCTACTATTTGGTCAATGGATAAGTTTGGAACAAGAATGATTTGCTGTAATGGTAATAATGGAAATATTTATGTTTATAGCCTAGATCAAAAATCTGCCACTGTTATTGGAACTGCACCTACTGCAAACTATATTTTTGTTCTTAATAATGCTGTGATTGCACTAGGGGCTGATTTAGTTTCTAATAGAGTGAAGATAAGTGATATAGGCGTTTATACTGATTGGACGCCGAGTAATATTAATAATGCCTTTACGCAAGATATGGTGCAAGCTAATAGGTTTGTATGTGGAGCAAGACTTGATAATAACTTTGGCTTATTGTTCACTCAAAACCAAGTATTTTCTATTAAATATGTGGGTAAACCTGATATATGGAATATAAAATTAATTTCGCAAGGAACTGGTATTGTTGGGCAAAATGCTTTTGTGGTAGTAGAAAATGTTTGCTTTTGGAGAGGGCAAGATAACTTCTATTATTTTGATGGCTCTTCC